ATGGTACAATTGATCTTTGATGGAACTACTTGGCAGGTTATGAGTAACATTGGCCCACAGGGTCCTATAGGTCCCGCTCAGGGTGTTGGTAAAGTCATTGCTATGGCAATGATATTCGGAGGTTAATATGGCAGCACCAAATATTGTAAATGTTACAACGATTATCGCAGGTTTAGCTGTTGCAGCACCTGCCAATACAACTGCCAACGTAGTAGTATCAAATGCAGCCAGTTCTGCTGCAGTCATCAAGATTAATTCACTGACTTGTACTAATGTAACAGGTACTTCAGCTACTGTAACAGTATCTATTACTAGTAGTGCAGCAGGAGCTGGTACAGCTTATAGATTAGCATTTCAGATTTCAATACCTGCAAATAGTTCGTTACAACTTATTGATAAGGGTAACTTTGTATACTTAACGGAGGATAAGAGCCTTGTAGTAACCAGCGGCACTAGTAGTGCCATTGAATATGTAACAAGTTACGAGACTATCAGCTAATGTCAAAGTTTAGTAAAAAACTAATTTCCTCTATAGTACCCGCAGCGAATACTGCTGGTATCTATAATGCTGCTGAGCAGTTACAGAATCTAACTGCTTTAGCTATTACTGCTATTAATTTCTGTGCTGATAGTTCTGGCAACGCTAATGGTCTGAACGATGACACCGCAATTAATACTGCGGGTGGTTTCGTAAAACTTACGGGCAGTGGTTTTACTAGTGCTACCATAGTTTATATCAATGGCATAAGTGTAACTAAATATTATCTAAATACTACTACAATTGTTGCTACAGTACCTGCTGCAGTTGCCGGCACTACTGCTTCCTTGATGGTATTCAATGGCTCCACAGTAGGCTCTATCTGGGCAGCTGGTATCTCGTACTCAGGTTTCCCAAGCTGGACGACTACAGCAGCAAGTAATGCTGGATTTGTTGTTAGTACACAGCTCGTGGCAACAGGTGACGCACCTCTCGTGTATACATTTGTTAGTGGTACACTGCCTCCTAACTGCACGATCAGTAGTTCAGGTTTACTGAGCGGTACAGTTACCGGCGTAGGCACAAACGCAATCTATACGTTTACTGTAGCAGTCACAGACGCACAGAATCAGAACGTATCACAAAGCATTGTGTACACACTAGTCGTATCAGATGCATTTTATAGATACACAAGTTTACACATCTCAGGTGATAGTAATCCAACTTGGATCACTGATGCTAGCACTAATGTGCTGGCAGTTACCTCCGTAGGTGCTCCTCAGTCTACCATCTTTAGTCCGCTTAAAGCTGGCTACTACGGGAATAGTTTTAATGGTAGTAGTGATTGGCTATCCATACCACTTACTGCCGGTCTAACTCTTGGATCCGGTGATTTTACAATCGAAGCATGGATTTATAAAAATACTAGCGGCTCCGGTGAGATTTTTGGTAAAACAGGTAGCGTAAATTACGCTATAGATTGCCAAACTAGTCCCAGCAACTATCCACAAATATCGCTTTCTTCAAATGGAACCGCAACAACAATCGTTGCTGGTGCAACCGCATTAGCAACTAACAGATGGTATCATGTTGCTTGGGTGCGTAGTGGAACAACAATTAACATTTATTTGAACGGTGTTCTTGATGGTACCGGTGTATTTAGTGGTGCCATTTTTAGTGGCAGCAATGTAGACGTAAGCGGTATTGGTGCTCGTCCTGGAGGCGGAACAGTAGACACTTGGTTTAACGGTTCTATATCTAACCTGCGTGTGGTAAAAGGCACTGCAGTTTATACTGCTAACTTCACACCTTCAGCAACTCCGCTAACTGCAATCACTAACACAAGTTTACTAACCTGTCAGTCTGCTCGTTTCATTGATAACAGTGCTGCACCTGTAACCATCACAGTAGCTGGCACACCTAAGGTAGTCTCAAGCAATCCTTTCAACTTACCCTCGGGATTATCTGCGTATGGTGCGGGGTATTTTGATGGTAGTAGTTATCTATCAGTACCTGCAACTTCAACTTTTGCATTTGGAACAGGTGATTTTACATTAGAATGTTGGATTAATGGAAATTCTACTACTTATGCATCAGGGGCTGTGTGTGCTCCAAATGTATATAACGGGGGTTCACTCTATTGGGGGTTGACCTTTAGTAGTGGTAATATTGCTTGGCAAAGTAGTCACGGTAATGTTAATTTATTCTCAATATCTGCTGTTGCATACTATAATACTTGGTTACACCTTACAGTTGTTAGATCATCTGGTACAACAAAGATGTATTTTAATGGAGTTCAAGTAGGATCTGCTGCTGACACAAATAATTATGTTCTTACTACAACATATAATATAGCACGAAATGGAGATGGTCCTTATAATATACAGCAAGGTTATCTCTCCAACCTAAGAATAGTCAAAGGCACAGCAGTCTACACCGCAGCATTTACTCCTCCAACAGCTCCGCTAACCGCAATAACTAACACAAGTTTACTAACCTTACAAACCAACGTACCACACAATAACTCGCAGTTCAGGGACACAAGCACCAACAACGCCTTAATCACACGCTACGGTAACGTAACACAGGGTTCGTTCTCGCCATTCACCAAGCAGTATCCATACTCAACTGCTACGGTTGGGGGATCGGCTTATTTTGATAGTACTGCAGGAGACTACTTAAATATAGCTGACCCAACAGGAACATTTAATTTTGGATCTGGTAATTTTACTGTCGAAGCCTGGGTTTATTCAAGAGGCGGTAATAATGTTATGATCTGGGGTAATGGTACTAGCGGAAATAATTGGGTTGCTTTCTATACATCTACTTCAGCAGAGTTCGCAATAGCTGTTGGTGGTGCAGTACCTCTAGACGTTTTAACTGGTACTAATTCTATAATACCTGATCAATGGTCACACGTAGCATTGGTAAGAAGTGGCGATGTATTTACGATATACATTAATGGCATAAAGGGTAGTAGTGGCACACGGGCTGGGGTTGTTCCTTACTATGATACTACCAATACATATTTTGGTGGTCCTAGGTGGCCTGGAGATACTGCTAGTAGTAATGGTTACATGTCTAACCTTAGAATCGTCAAGGGAGTTGCACTATACACCAGCAACTTCACACCTTCTACAGCACCACTAACTGCAGTATCCGGTACAGTCCTGCTAATGCCGTTCACAAACGCCGCAGTCTACGACAACACCATGCTCAGTAACTTAGAGACGGTTGGTAACGTACAGGTGAATACTAGTGTGTTCAAGTATGGCACAGGTAGTTTGAAGTTTAATGGCAGTACAGATTACTTAACTATACCCGCCAGTGCTAATACATCATTCGGTACTGGCGATTTTACAGTCGAATTTTGGATAAATACTGCAGGTGCAAATAGCCAGATATTATCATTAGCTAGTGGCACTGCAGCAGGTAATTGGCAGGTCTCTCTATATAATGGAAATTTCTATTGGCAGAGTGCTAGAAATACTACTGACGCACTGTATGTAGCAAGCACATCTATTACAAATAGTCTATGGCACCATGTAGTAATCACTAGAGCCTCTAATACTTTACGAATATTTTTTGATGGTACACAGCAAGGTAGTGTAACAGATAGTACTAATTATAATGTAACAAGCGTACTTAATATTGGATATAGCACTACATATTTCAACGGCTACATCGACGAACTAAGAATCACCAAAGGCTACGCTAGATACACCACAGCATTCACTCCGTCCACCGGTGCTTTCTCAGCTTCAGCACCTTTTGGAACTTCAGTGTTGCCCTCTAAGTCGCTGAGGTTTCGTGCGAGTGCGAGTGCGTACTTGGACAAGACTCCTGCTACCACAACCAACCAGAGGACTTGGACCTGGAGTGCTTGGGTTAAGCGTGGGATTTTGGGTAGTAGCACTCAGGATTTATTTATAGGAACATCTGGTGGCAATTTTAATGGCGTTAGAATTATTGCTGACCAGATATATGTACAAGACTACCAAGCCAGCGTATACAATATTTTTTGGACAACCACGGCAGTTTATCGTGACCCTGCCGCTTGGTATCATGTTGTAGTTAATTATGATACAACACAAGCATCATCTACAAATGCAGTATCTATTTGGATTAATGGTACTATTCAAGCCGTAACGTTTACCGCCTCACTTGGCGCTTATGTTCAAAACAGAACTGGTTTTATAAACACTGCAAGTACTGCCCACTATATTAGCCGAGGTAATACAGCACAGTATTACGACGGCGAACTAGCCGAAATCAACTTCGTAGACGGTCTAGCTTTAGCCCCTACGATGTTCGGTGCATACAGCGCATACAACCAGTGGTTACCAGTTTCCTACTCTGGTTACATGGGAGCGAATGGGTTCTACTTGCCGTTTAATGTAGGTACTGATACATCATCAGTGTCCGTGAGTTATCTTGCGGTAGCAGGTGGTGGTGGTGGCGGAACAGGTCAGAGTGCTTCTACTGTGGGTAATGGTGGCGGTGGCGGTGCTGGTGGTTTGTTAACCGGCACAACTTCGTTAGTTATCAATGGTGTATATCCTGTAGTTGTTGGTGCTGGCGGTAATGCAGGTACACCTGGTGTTAATTCAGGTAGTGGTGCAAATTCCACTGCGTTTGGCGTAACAGCAACGGGTGGTGGAGCCGGCGGTAGTTATAATGGTAATAATGGTCAAACCGGCGGCTCAGGCGGAGGTGCTGGATATGGGGGCACGGCAGGTTCTGGTACTTCTGGGCAAGGTTATGCAGGGGGTGCTGGGAATACTGCAGGTTCTCCATATCAAGCAGGTGGCGGTGGCGGTGCTGGTGCAGTAGGTACTAATGGTCCCGGTGGTATAGGTGTCCAATCAAGCATTACTGGTAGTAGTGTTTATTATGCTGGCGGCGGCGCTGGCGGTAATGGTAGTAATGTAACAGGTAGTTCAGGTGGTTCAGGTGGTGGGGGTACTGGTGGATATGGTACAACAGCTGGTACTGCGGGTACCGCTAACCTCGGTGGTGGTGGTGGTGGCGGTGGTAACCAAGGGACTGGCGGCACTAACTCAAGTAATGGTGCCGCAGGTGGTTCGGGTGTAATCATCATCTCCTACTCTGGTACACAGAAATTCTACGGTGGCAACGTTACTTCTGTTGGTGGTAACACGATACACACGTTCACGACCTCAGGTTCATTGACTGGTGTATTCGGCGACCAAAGCGGAAACAACAACAACTGGACTCCTAACAACATCAACGTCAGCACAGTTGGTCCTACTTACGACCTACTCACAGATGTGCCAACACTCACAAGTGCTACTGCGGCGAACTATGCTGTGTTGAATCCGTTGCAAATTGGAGGTGTAGTTACTTCCCCAACGCCAATTGCACTTAGTAACGGTAATTTATCTTGGTCTTATAACCGCACTACTAGCGGCAGCGGGTGGCTACAGGCAACAATCGCTATACCATCGACTGGAAAATGGTACTATGAATATGTATCCGATTCGGGTTCTCCGGTAGCTTATTCTGAACCTGGTATTATGGATATTGCAACTCCAAAATCACAAGCGACCCCATCACAGTATAGAGCCTATTATGGGTATGATGGCACAAAACTTAGTAACGGGGTATACTCTGCTTACGGCACAACAGCAGCTTTAAACGATGTTCTTAGCGTTGCTATTGACATGGACAATGGTGCGCTGTACTTTGGTAAGAATGGTACATATCTAAACTCTGGTGTTCCTACTAGCGGAGCGTCTAAAACCGGAGCAGCGTTTACTGACCTTATTTCTGCTGGTGTTACTTGGGTGCCAATGATGGGTATCATGGGAAATAGCGTAGCAAGTGGCTATGTCAACTTCGGCCAGCGACCTTTCACCTACACCGCCCCCAGCGGTTTCCTCCCACTCAACACTTACAACATCTAAGGAGCAATCATGGCAACTACATTTGCAGTACCAGATGGACGAGTGGCGATGGCTGCTACGTTGTATACGGGGAATGGGTCAACGCAGACGATTAGTAATGCAGTTAACTCTGTGTCGTTTCAACCTGATTTGGCTTGGATGAAGGCACGGGTTGCTGGGTCAAACAATCTTGTTGATTCGGTTAGGGGGGTTAACAAGATATTGTTTTCTGACGCTACTACTGCCGAAACAACATACACTGATAACCTAACATCTTTCAATGTTGGTGGGTTTTCGGTTGGGGCAAGTGCTTCGTCCAATGTAAATATAAACGGCAACACTTACGTCGGTTGGCAATGGAAAGCCGGTGGCACAGCGGTCAGCAACACTGCGGGGACTATCACATCGTCGGTGAGTGCTAACACCACTGCTGGGTTCTCTATTGTGACGTATACGGGGAATGGCGTTAACTCCACAATGGGGCATGGGTTGGGTGTTGCTCCAGCAATGATCTTTTATAAGTCTAGGACTACCGCAGAAGGTTGGCCTGTTTATCATTCGGCTTTGGCGGTAACTAATAATTTGGCGCTTAATAATAACAACTTGCAGCAACCTGGAGGCAGTTACTATTGGAACAATACCGCCCCTACGTCTACTTTAATTAGGGCAGGAACAGATACTGCAAACAATGGTAACGGCACTAACTACGTCGCATATTGCTGGGCACCGGTAGCAGGTTACAGCGCATTTGGTAGTTACACGGGCAATGGTGTTGCAGATGGTCCGTTTATATACACTGGGTTTAGGCCACGTTGGGTGTTGATTAAAAATGCTTCAACCGCAGGTTATTCTTGGCTTGTATATGATTCTGCCCGCAACACATACAATGCTACAGGCGCAAATCTTCGACCAAACGTATCTGATCTTGAAGGCACTCAGTCAGCTAACCTATTAGATTTTGTGTCAAATGGCATTAAGATTAGGGGTGATTCTACTGGGTCTATTAACTCGGTACATACTTATATCTACGCAGCCTTCGCCGAGAATCCGATGAAATACGCAAACGCAAGGTAATAAAATATGACACAATTAAGTACTTTAATCCAAGGCAGTGGCAAGAACGCTATAGACAAGAGAAGCTATATAGCCACCTCTGGTCAAACAGCGTTCACTGTAACTTACTCCCCTCCATATGTAGACGTATATCAGAACGGTGTACGTTTGAACGTTGTTGACTATACTGCAACTTCAGGAACTTCAATCACGTTAACGGTAGGTGCTGCAGTTAACGATGAGATCGAAGTAATTGGCTTTGCCAGTGACGCATCGATCACAGCGAGTTTTAGTGGACCTAATGCGCCTTCACTGCCTATTGAAGGAATGATGTGGTACGACACTACAGATGGTGCACTATATGTACGTACCGGAGGTTTCTGGGTAGAAGCATCTCAAGCAGGTGCTACTCAGGGTATTCAGGGTATTCAAGGCCCTGCCGGTGACGGAGTAGTTATTAGCGGTATCACAGTTACTGATGCCAGTTATGCTAATACTGATGACACCGCAGTTAGTTTAACTGGCGGATATATCAAGGTCACAGGTACAGGTTTTGTTAGTGGATGTACCATAGTAGTTGGTACTGTAATCGCAACTTCAGTAACTTTTATAAGTTCTACTGAAGTGCGTGCTCAGTTACCTGCTCTGACAGCTGGCACTTATATCTTGTACGTTAGTAATCCTAGCGGAGCAGTAGCAATCAGGGTAAATGCAATTACCTTTAGTGCGCTTCCAACTTGGGTATCTACATCACCATTGCCTAATGGTAAACTTAATACCGCTATCTCTATACAGTTATCTGGTACCAGCGACAGCGCAGTTGTCTATGCTCTACAAAGTGGTAGCACGCTACCCGCTGGTTTAGCATTATCTAGTGGTGGTCTACTATCTGGTACTGTAACTGGTATCAGTGTAGAAACTACATATAATTTTACAGTAGTTGCTACTGATGCACAGTTACAAGATAGTCCTAAGGCTTTCTCTATTACTATTACTGTTTTTTATGTGGTTGCTAGATCATTGCGCTTACGCTCCGCTGCGAGTGCGTCCTTAAATAGAACTCCTGCCGCTTCCGGGTCACTTACGACTTGGACGATGAGTATGTGGCTTAAACGCGGAACTGTTAGTTCCGCACAAGATATATTTGGAGCACTTACAGGTTCTGGTGCTACTACAGAAATATACATTGCCGCAGGTGGTACACTTGGGTTTTATTGGAACTCATCAAATTCAGTTGTAACTACTGCGCTGCTTCGAGACCCTGCCGCTTGGTACCACCTTGTTTTTGTTTGGGATACAAATAATGCAACTGCAGCAAATCGAGTTAGCATTTACATAAACGGTGTATTGCAAGGCATAACATTAACTGGTAGTTACCCTACATCAGGGCTATCGTCTTATTGGAATCAGGCACTTTCTAATACTATTGGTATGTTTAATGGCAGTAATTATGTAGATGGACAAATAACTGAGATCAACTTCATAGATGGTCAGGCTTTAACTGCAGCAAGTTTCGGCGAAGTTTCAGTAACTTCAGGAGCTTGGGTTCCTAAAGCTTATGCTGGTACGTACGGCACTAATGGTTTCTGCCTTAAATTTGCAGATAATAGCGCTAATACAGCCGCTGCGATTGGTAAAGATTCATCAACTAATGGTAACAACTGGACTCCCAGTAATATTAGTCTTACTGCCGGATCAACTTACGATTCGTTGTTAGACAGCCCAGTTCCATCAAGTGCTACTGTGGCGAATTATGCTGTGTTGAATCCACTGCAAAATGGTGGAGGGACACTGTCCAACGCCAATTTGACTTTGACAGGCCCAAGTGCTACTTGGGGAACTCGACTAGGAACAATTGCAGTTACTTCCGGCAAGTGGTATTATGAAGTAACAGTTCAAGTTATGTCTGGGTCTTGGGGTTACATGCTTGGCATTACACAAAACCCCGCTCCATCAAGCTTCTTAGGATTTGATGCAAACGGTTATAGTTATTATGATACTGGACAAAAGTATACCAACAACGTTGCTGCTGCTTACGGAGCAGCCATGTCACTTAATGATGTAATTGGTGTTGCTTTTGATGCTACTGCGGGAACACTTACGTTCTATAAAAATAATGTAAGTCAAGGCGTCGCTTATTCTGGTTTGGCATCTGGAACTTGGTATCTTGGCGCAGCGTGTTATGCAAGTGCAGTTGCATCTGTAAACTTCGGTCAACGCCCCTTCACCTACACACCGCCTACAGACTTCCTAGCACTAAATACTTTCAATTTGCCAGCTTCCGCAGTTCTAAATCCTGCAACAGCGATGGCTGCTACCATATACACTGGTAATGGTACATATCCTAGAACTATAACTAATACAGTGAATGCGATTTCATTTCAACCAGATTTAGTATGGATAAAAGCTAGAAATCAAACTTACGATCATATACTCTATGATTCAGTTCGTGGGACGGGCACTACTAAAAGTTTAGTTTCAAATAGTTCCGCAGTTGAAGGCAGTAATGCTATATATGCAAATTTAAGTGCGTTTACTTCAACAGGGTTTACGGTTGATACTACTAGTAATACTAATATACTTAATAATAATGCAAATACGTTTGTTGCTTGGCAATGGAAAGCTGGAGGTGCAGTAAGTGCCGGCAACAATACTGCAGGTACAATCACATCAACTGTAAGTGCAAACACCACTGCTGGGTTCTCTATTGTGACGTATACGGGAAATGGCACTAACGGCGCTACTGTAGGACATGGACTTGGTGCGAAACCATCTCTCATCCTAGAAAAAGGCCGCGGATCGGCTTATAATTGGGCTGTGCAGGGAGGTGGAGTGATGTGGACTCCTGCAACATCAGCATTGGCTCTTAATACTACAGGTGGACTTAACGCATCTCAAATTCCAGCTGTTGCAACAACTTCTGTTTTTACGCCTTCGGTCACTGCATACTCCAATGAAAGCGGAGTTAACTACGTCGCATACTGCTGGGCACCGGTAGCAGGTTACTCTAAGTTTGGTACATACACAGGCAATGGTAGTGCGGATGGTCCGTTCGTTTACACTGGGTTTAAGCCACGGTGGTTGATGATAAAGCGTACGGATGCAACACTGAGTTGGGGTATTTTTGATACCTCTAGAAACGCATTCAATGTAGTTGATTTGCAGTTGTACGCCAATCTATCAGCAGCAGATAATGTTTTTACAACTATGGACATATTAAGCAATGGGTTTAAGAGCCGTTCTGCTACAGAGTACAACACTTCCAGTGGCACATATATCTACGCAGCCTTCGCCGAGTCCGCATTCAATTTTGCTACTGCACGCTAAGGAATAATTATGGCATTAGCTTTCCCTTCAAGCCCAACGGTAAGCCAAACCTACACTTCAGGTACTAGAACCTGGACATGGAATGGTACCGCTTGGAAGCTACCAAGTACTATGTTAACCGGTGTAACCGGCACTGGTAATGCAGTACTTAGCGTAGGACCTACAATTACACTCGCCAATGCTACGGGGTTACCCCTAACTACAGGAGTTACGGGGGTACTACCAGCAGCTAACGGCGGCACAAGTCTCTCAAGTCCCGGAACTTCAGGAAATATTTTGACTAGTAATGGTACAACTTGGACTAGTGCCGCCCCCGTTCTAGCTTCAGGTACTCCTACTTTAGTAATAGTTAGTGCAACTACTCAAACTGCAGTAGCTGGTAATCACTATGTATTAACTAATGTAGCAGCTACTACTATCACCATGCCTGCTACTGTTGTTGCGGGAGATTTAATCTTTATCACATCAGGCAATGCATTAGCTACTAACGTAGTAGCGTATAGTGGAAGTCATAAGATCATGGGACTACTAGAGAATCTTACAATAAATACTACAGCTTACATTACACTACAGCTCCGGTATATTAATGCAACTATAGGGTGGGTAACGCTATGAGTAATATAACTCAATTTACAACAGGTGGGGTGAAGTCGGTGCAGTCTGGTACAGCGAATCCAGCAGCTGGAGCTGTTAATACCGCTATAACTATTAGCAGTATCAACCCAGCTAAAGCAGTAGTGACATTAAATGGGGGTTATATACACAGTTATGATACATATGCATGTCAATTGCCATACATAGTATCTTTAACTGCTACTACACTTACTTTTAATGGAACACATTTTTATAGTGGTTCTGCATGGAGTGGTCAGCCGACTTCGTGGCAAGTAGTTGAATATTATTAAAGGATTAACATGCCAAATTATGTACAATTAAACGATACTAATTTTGTAATGGGAGTAACTCAAGCTGCCGACACAATAGACGCTGCACATATGATAGAGATTGCCGAGTATGATACCACTCTACTAGGTAAGAAATATGAAAATGGTGTGTTTGTTGATGGCCCTGTTGTAGTACTGCCTAGTATCATTACCAAAATTGCGTTTCTTGATCGTATGACGGATGCTGAATTCATCGGCATTATTAACGCAGCTAAGACTGACGCAGAAGTAGAACTGTGGAAAACTAGGTTCGACAACGCGACCACAATTGATCTCAACGACGGTAGCAGAGTAGTAGCAGGATTCCCTATGTTAGTGACAAAAGGTCTACTAACCCAAGACCGGGCTACTGCTATTCTGACCGCCCCTATACAACCTAACGAAAGATAAAAACATGTCACATTTTGCACAAGTAGTTGACGGCGTCGTCACTCAAGTAATCGTAGCTGAACAAGACGTCATTGACACGGGTCTTTTCGGTACAGGTTGGATTCAAACTAGCTATAATACCTTAGGTGGAGTGCATCCTGAAGGCCGCCCGCTGCGTAAGAACTACGCAGGTATTGGCTACACATATGACGCACAGCGTGATGCTTTCATTCCCCCAAAACCTTTCGCAAGTTGGGTACTTGTGGAAGAGTCATGCTTGTGGACTGCGCCTGTTCCCATGCCCACAGACGGCAAGAAATATGCTTGGGACGAAAACACTACATCTTGGAAAGAATCTGATGGCAACCAAGGCTAAGCTCTTAGCAACTGGTAGCGGAGCAGCTACTATCATAGGGGTAACTCCCCCAACCTCTCCAATTGAGGGTCAAATGTGGTATGATACAACTGATGGTACTCTATACATTAGAACCGGCTCACTTTGGATCGAGGCGATAGTAACTACTGCAGGTGCTACAGGTGCAGCAGCTAATCCATTACCTATTGGTACTACTGCGCAACGTCCAGGATCCCCTGTAGCAGGTAATATGCGCCTTAATAGCGATACTAATGTTGCCGAAATATACTATGGAACTACTTGGTTCCCTTTAGCCTCATTTGGATACATAGTTGCTACAGGAGGAACAATTACATATAGTGGTAATTATGCTATTCATACTTTTACTAGTAGCGGTACTTTTACTGTAACTACTGCACCTAGTGGAAATACTGTTGATTATCTAATTGTTGGAGGTGGCGGCGGAAGCGGGAGTAACACTGGCGGAGCTTTTGGCGGAGGGGGTGCCGGGGGGCTACTAGCTAGTTCAACTAGTCTGGCAGTTAGCGCATATGCAATTGTAGTAGGAGCAGGAGGCGGTGCAAATACTACTGGTGTAAATTCTACTGCATTTAGTTTAATTGCGTATGGTGGTGGCGGCACACCAAGTACTGGGAGAGTTGGTGGAGCAGGAGGAAGTGGATCAGGAGTAGGATTTTCTGTTGCAAATAATGGTGTAGGAGGATCAGGCACGCTAGGTCAAGGTAATAATGGCGGTACGGGAGGCGATGGAGTAACTACATATACTTCAGGTGGTGGTGGTGGTGGTGCAGGGGCGGTAGGTGCAAGTACTGCTAATACTGTGGGAGGTGCTGGAGGTGCGGGACTAGCCTCAACAATTACAGGCACTTCTATTATTTATGCAGGTGGTGGCGGCGGCGGTACTAATTATAGTGGTAGTGCCGGCGGCGCTGGTGGTACTGGCGGCGGTGGCGCTGGGTCTTATTATACTATTGCAGGTGTATCAGGCACAGCAAATACTGGCGGTGGCGGTGGCGGTGGATCTACGTCTGGCTCTGGCGGGTCTGGTATTGTAATAATTAAATATAGGTATCAATAATGGCACTATCATTTCCCGCAAGTCCAACTGTTGGTCAAACCTATACATCGGGTTTGAAAACTTGGATTTGGAATGGCACGACTTGGAAAGCAAATTTAGTTGCAGCATCTATATATGATATCGCAAATACTAGTACAGGATATTTTTCATTACCTGCAGGTACTACAGCACAACGTCCTGGCACTCCCACTGTAGGCAATACACGTTGGAATACATCTCTTAATGTAGCAGAATTATGGACGGGCAGTGCTTGGGCAACTTACTTTAGTCCAGTAACACCACCTAGTATTGTTGAATATTTAATAGTAGGTGGTGGTGGTGGTGGTGCATCTGGTAACGGTGGTGGCGGCGGAGCAGGCGGATACTTATATTCCGCTTCTTTTGGAGTAGCATCTGGTGTATCTTATAGTGTTGTAGTTGGTAGTGGTGGTGCAGCAGCTACTAACGGTACAAATAGTTCACTATCAGCAATTGTAGCTTTGGGCGGTGGATATGGCGGATATGGCGGTGGTGGATCTGGCAATACAGGCGGATCTGGTGGAGGATCTTCGGCAGGATACTCTACAAATCTTGCTGGAGGACTAGGCACTGCTGGGCAGGGTAGTAATGGCGGAACAGGAACTCAAGGAGTAAGTAGCGGATGTGCTAATTATGCTGGCGGTGGCGGTGGTGGTGCAGGCGGTATAGGGGGCACCGGCTATTCTGATCCTTGCAATTCTACAGCCTATGGTGGCGCTGGAGGTATTGGTACAGCATCGACCATTAGTGGTAGTACTTTATTTTACGCTGCTGGTGGTGGCGGTGCTAGTGAACGCAATGGATCTCAAGCTGCTGGAGGTAGTAGTATAGGTGGTAATGGTGGTAGTAGTAATGGTAGTGCAGGTACAGCAGGTGTAGTTAATACTGGTAGTGGTGGTGGTGGGCGTAATGGTACTGGAGCTTCAGGAGTAGTAATTATTAGATATTCTGATTCAAAGTCTGCAGCGGTAACAACAACTGGAACTCCTACATATACTGTTTCTGGCGGATATAGAACATATATTTTTACAACAACTGGTTCTTTAACATTCTAAAATATGATTGAAGAATTTGTACCTGATAAATTGCATACTATAAGAATGAATATCTGTAATACTTGCGAGAAATTAACTAGTATTAAATTTTGTTCTTCTTGTGGGTGTTTTATGCCTGTAAAAAGTAGAATTAAAACTACTTCCTGTCCTTTGGGTAAATGGACTAAGTTTATAGAAAGCAATAACAATGTGGATCCTAAACTGGTTACCTGACTGGCTTTTCTATTCGATGTTTTTCGCAGGAGTTTTAGCTTTAGTAATTGGTAAGATGCTTGCCACCGCACGGTTATACGCCTACCCCGCCGGCGTTGCGCTAATAATTCTGGGTACATGGTACTCAGGCGGTATTGCTAAAGATCATGAATGGAAAGCTCGAGTAGCAGAAGTAGAAGCTAAATTAGTGCTTGCCCAACAAGCAAGTGCCCAAGTAAACGAAAAGATAATTACTAAGGTAATTACCAAGAATCAGATAATTAAACTACGTGGGGATGACGTAGTAAAGTATATCGATAAAGAAGTCGTCAAATATGATAATACTTGTAAGATCCCCCTCGAAGTAATTACTGTACATAACATGGCTGCTAAACATGATTAAGTATATCGCTATCTTATTATTAGCTGGATGCGCTACGGCAGTACCTGTAAAGCAGGTATTTCCTAGCGTACCCCAAGAACTGTTAAAGCCATGTCCCGCCCTAACTATTATAGAAACTCAGGAGATTAAATTAAGCGAGTTATTGAATATTGTTAGCGCAAATTATACCAAGTACTATCAGTGTTCTAATGTATTAGAAGCATGGACAACTTGGTATAAAGAAAATAAGAAAATAAGCGAGGAATAGTATGTTTGATTTCACTCAAGATCATCTATCTCAATTACTACCAAGTAATCCCTATATTGAATACTGGCACTCTGCTTTAATGCAATGCTTGCCAGACTATGAGATTGATACTCCGCAGAGAGTAGCAGCCTTTATCGCTCAATGTTCGCATGAAAGTGGCGGATTTAAAGCCCTAAAGGAGAATCTTAATTACCGTGCTGAAACTCTATTAAAAGTATTCCCCAAGTACTTTTCTACTTTAGCTATTGCACAGCAGTACGCTCATAAGCAAGAAGCAATTGCTAATAAAGTATATGCTAATCGTATGGGCAATGGCCCTGAAGCTAGCGGAGATGGATTTAGTTATTGTGGACGTGGACTTATTCAATTAACTGGTAAGAGTAACTATACAGCATTCGCGGCTAGTATTGAAACTCCAGTAGAAGAAATACCTGAATTCTTAGGTACATTTGAAGGTGCTGTACAAAGTGCATGTTGGTTTTGGGAATCTAATAACTTAAATCAATACGCAGATGTAGGCGATATCTTAACTATGACCAAACGTATCAATGGGGGAACAATTGGATTAGAGGATCGTAAAAAACATTATCAACATGCACTGCATGTATTTGGGATATAATATGGAAAAACCACTTTCTAGATCAGAACGCGAAGCACACATTAAAGACAAAGCCGGTTGGATTATCACTGTTCTTGCTGCTCTGTTGGCCATTACTATGCTTATTGGTGGGAGTAATAGTAGCAAAATTCTTAATAACACCCTAGCTATTAATGATACTTGGGGATTTTATCAAGCTAAATCAATTAAGCAAACTATAAATGAAGTAGCAGGAGTACAAGCCGCTAACGGAGGTAATTTAGCTTTAGCTGAGAAATACGCAGCGAAAGCTTTATCGTACGAAAGTGAACCTAAAACTGGAGAAGGTAAAGTAGAATTAGCAATTAAAGCACGCGCACTGGAAGCAGAACGCAGCATCGCTAAGTCTAAAAGTCCTTACTATACTTATGCTGGTAGCTTATTCCAGATCGCAATCGTACTACTAACCGCAAGTATTTTAGCTGTTAGTATGTCACTATTCTGGGGTAGTTTAGCTGTCGGTAGTTTAGGAGGCCTTATGCTAGTACAGGCAGTTTGGTTGCTGGTATGAAGAAAGAAGATTGGTTACAGAATAGATGGAGACCAGCTATTGCATGGCTCTACATGGCAGTATGTGCTTTTGACTTCATTATAGGACCTATCTTCTTTACTATCGTACAATTCTGGGAAACCTCAGTGGCTAACGATGCTTTTAGACAGTGGGCTCCAATGACTCTACAAGGTGGTGGTTTATTCCACATATCTATGTGTGCAGTATTAGGAGTTTCAGCTCATGGGCGCACGCAAGAAAAATTAGCAGTTACTAATGCTGCTCCTACTCCTACCTCCATGGCAGTTCCGACTCCTGTAGTAACTTACACAGCAGTAGCAGCACCAATGGTAGCTGTAGTAAACGGTAAACCTGCTCCTCCAAAACAAATTGACCCTATTCTATAAGGCATTATATGAAAATCCTAGCCACATTATTAGTAAGTTTTAGCTTATTAGCTCCTGCTTACGCAGTCGAAAAGAAAACAGCTCCTACTGCAGCTTCTGCACCTAAAAAAGCTAAGCCTGCAAAGATTCACAAGAAAGTAGAAGGCACAAAAGTGCCAGTCAAGAAGTAATTTCATCAACTAACCGGGATAATTAATGGCAACTAATAGTGGTAAAAAAGCCAGGCGTGTTACTGCAGTCGGGGACACGTATAAAACTCAATCAGAATTCAGAGATGTAAAACCATTAAATTACATCCAAGAAACCTACTTAGAGGCTATCAAGAATAATGAAATTATTTTTGGTATTGGTTCAGCAGGTACAGGTAAGACCTATGTGGCAGCCTCGTACGCTGCTGGCGAGTTATTTCACAGACGCGTAGAACGAATTATTCTTACACGCCCCAATGTGGAAACTGGCCGCGGTTTAGGATTCTTACCCGGTACTCTAGAAGAAAAATACGCTCCATACTTAGAACCTTTTGACTCGGTATTTCATAAATCGCTGGGTACAGGATTCTATGAATACGCACTCAAGTCTAAGACTATCGATCCTAGACCTTTAGGATTTATGCGAGGAGCTACGTTTGACAATGCAATCGTTCTAGTGGACGAATGCCAGCAGATGACAAAACCTGAATTCCAGATGCTATTATCCCGCATCGGAAAAGGTACTAAGATTATTCTTAGCGGAGACCAGGATCAATCAGATATTCCTGATTCAGGTCTCATGGATGCTGTTAAACGTCTAGAAGGCATTCCTGGAATCGAAGTAGTAAGATTCCTAGATTCAGATATTGTACGCAGTAAGATGTGCAAGGCTATAATCATAGCATACCGTAAATAGGAGACTAACATGGCAGAGACATATAAACCAACTGAAGGCATGGCTACTGCCGCAAAAAGAGCTTTAAAATGGCGTGAAGATGGCTTTCCTGGAGGCACCTTAGTAGGACTTGCAAGAGCTAATCAACTAAAAGACAGAGAACCTTTAAGTGCTAGTGTTGTGTTACGCATGTACAGCTTCTTCTCTAGACACGAAGTAGATAAACAAGCAACTGGATTTTCAAGTGGGGAAGAGGGTTTTCCCAGTAAAGGCAGAGTAGCTTGGGATTTATGGGGTGGCGACGGCGGATTTTCGTGGAGTACTCAAAAACGTGATCAAATCATGAGAGATAGAGAAAATGGTAAACAAATGGATACTGTAGCTCGACTATTTGCATATTTAGACGATTAATAAAAAGCCCGCAAGGTATTATCCTTAGCGGGCTTTTTCACGTCCTTAAATTTTGATTAATAATTTTGGAGTTGACATTTTATGGTACCTATTGTATAATATACATATAAGATATTGGTATATAAAATAAAGGTATACATATGTTTCAAACTCAATCGCTTTTTCCCACTACTGGCTTGATGGTTATGCCCGGTTTGACACAGGCACAAGGTTTATTTCCAATACAACCTATTTATGGTTCGGACGATGATATTACTGTTAACTTCTGTCCTATTCCGGGCCCACCAGGCCCTCCAGGACCCCCGGGCCCACCCGGCCCGCCAGGTTCCTTATCGGATGTACCCGTTACACTAATCGATGAACCTACTTATATTCCTAATGCTGATGAGTATTTTCTTGGCTGCATATATAATGGACAAGTAACCATTACTTTGCCGGCAGGTACTGTAGGCAAAGTTTATGTAATCAAAGATAGCGTTGGCGATGCTGCTAATAATCCTATTACTATAGTAGGATCAATTGATGGAGCCGCTAGCTATGTAATTAATATTGACTGGGCTAGTATTACTTTAGTCTTTAACGGTATAGAATGGAATGTAATATGAGTTACTCAGCACCTTTAGCCTCAGCAACAGAATTTGGAGTAGCAAAAATAGGTACTGGTTTAACTGCAACTAATGGTACTGTTTCTGCTACATTAGGTTTATTAAATTATGGCTTCTTCACTGACGGTACACAAACTAATCCTGTAGCAAGTGCGATTAATCTTGTTACTTTAAACATAACAGGTCCTGCAAATGGTATAAATGTTATTGGTGGTAATGCTATCACTGTAGACAATGCTGGAGTATATACTAAGATGTTTACAGTTACTGTGTCCAAAACATCTGGCGGAACTAGTGACGTAAGTATATGGTTGAGATATAATGGAGTAGATGTAGTAGGCTCTAGGCAAGACTTAGAATTAACAAATACTTTAGCTCTAATATTTGCTTCTGGTAATTTTACATTAAATATGGCTGCTGGTAGTAATATTCAAATGTGTTGGAGTAGCGCTGATACCACAGTATCTCTAATTGCGCTACCTGCCGCAATAACACCTATCAGACCTACTGGAAGTAGTGCTAAGATAACATTAACTAGGATTTCATAATGTCACTGGATCTAAATACAGTAATAGTTACTACGTCTCCGTACACTATGAATAAAAATAGTACTGTATTCCTTGTAAATCGTAGTGCACCTTCTTCTATCATATTACCCTCACTATCTAATGATGATGATGGGAAAAGTTTTTATATTAAAGATGCTTCTGGTACTTCAACATCCAATCCTATAACAATTACTGCTCCGGGATCTAAGAAAATAAACGGCGTAGCCTTTGCTATGCTTAATGGTGCATATAGCCATATACAAGTTATATATGATGGTACTAATTGGTTAACTATAGCCTAACTTTAAAGGAACAAAATGGCATATAATACTCCTCTAGCTTCAACTACGCAGTTTGGTGTAGTTGAAGTTGGCACAAACATTGACGTCGTAGCCGGCGTTATCGATCTACCCCAAAGTGTAGCAACTACTGCAAACCCAACGTTTGCAACCGTAACTAGCACAGGTGCAGTTACGGACACAGGTAATAGAGTTATCACAACTCTTACCGCAGGTACTGGTATCACAATCACAGGAGTTGCTCCTAGTTTAACAATTAATGCGGATCCAACCTCCCTAGTACCTACTAGATTAGTAGCTGTTACTGGGCCTGTTCTAACCACGGATTACTATGTTGGTGTTATTGCAGTAGCTCCTGTAACACTAACCCTACCAGCAGGTGTAGCTGGAGATGAATATGTTATTAAATCTGAGTTTGGCAATTTGGGCAATGTAACAATTGTCGGCAATGCCGTAGCAGATACAGTTGAGGGTCTAGTTTCACCTGCAGGTTTTGTACTAGCTTTTGCAGCCAATGCAAGTGCTACATTAATCTTCCGCGGTACAAACTGGAACGTAGTATAAGTCGGCTTTTTAATTTAAAGTCTTTCTTAAATCAAAAAGTAAAGGAAGATAATGTGGACACTAGAATCACCAGTAAGCACACTTACTAATAAAGTAGTCACTCCTACGGATGGCAAAATACAAGTAATGTCTACTGGTAATACAAAAGTAACAGCTTTTATAAACGATGAAGAAGTAAGACCTCTAAGTCGTTTATGGGCAAGGGCAGGAGATTCTGTACATTTCGAGATCAAAGGAGATCGAAGTGCAGCTACTACTGTAACAATTATGTATGGGGAAGGTACGAGCACTATTGAAGTGCCCGCACGTGGTCCCAAAATGTCAAATTCAGATGTATATGATGCATCAGCAATCAACGAGGAAACTATTATGACACCAGCAGAAACAATCAATCTATTCGCCAATCCACAAGGTGGTAATATGGGCGGCGCTCTAGGCGGCGGTTTAGGAGCAGGACTAGTTGGCGGCCTATTAGGCACAATGCTATTCCGTAACGGCGGGCTTAACGGCGGCGACGGCGGAGCACCAGCGACGCTACTTGGAGTTGAGTCAGTTGTCAACAATGCTGCGATTATGCAGAGTCTTGGAGACATTAAGGCTTCTGTACCTCTAGCAGAAGGCCAGATTCAACTAGCTCTAGCCGGAGCTCAGATGGACATTAACAACCGTACTACAGCAAGTACAGGTTCAGTTATCGGTGCAATCTCATCATTTGAGAGCAACATCATGGCTAACCTAAATATGCAAACCCAGATGAATCAAAAAGGATTCTCTGATAATGCAGCTACCACAGTAGCAACTGGCCAGACTAACCTAATAGCTACCAAAGATGCTGCAACTCAAGCTCTACAAAGCTCATGGTTACTAAATCAAGCTATCGTTGCAGATGGCGATCGTACTCGCGCTCTAATTCAGTCTATCGACAAGACCAATGACAGCCGTGCACTAGTTGTTCTAGCTAATGAAGTTAGCGAACTACGTAACGAAGGCCGTTTAAACGCAGCCACAGGTAACATCACTATTAGCAACACAAATACTGCTAACGCAGTAGCTCAACAACAGCAAGCTCAGCAACAACAACAGCAATTAGCTGTTCTAGGTGCTAACATTGCTGCTTTATACTCACAAAACCAGCACATCCAACAAGGTGTTCTAAACATCGGTAGTGGTACAGTTAGTGGTAATTCACAAACTGCTGCTAACACTCGCGTAGCCTGATACTATGCTTGCTGAGTTGCTCAAAGCGTTAACTCCTGAAATGTTAGTGCACGCTATTAAAACAAATCAGGCCCCTATTATGGCAGCTCTCCGGAATTTTGATGCATACAATTCTTTCGGAGCAGCATTGTCTGTAGAACAGCAAATATGTATTTCTAGTAACCTCCCGAAGGCTAACGACTTTTTTCTATCGAAAGATGGTAAAGAAGCGCTATCTATACTCGCTGAGGAATTTGTGACATTTTGTAGCAAATAGCAGAAAGCCCCCTAGACATTTAGTTTAGGGGGCTTTTTTACTTACAGAATCTCACATCCGTCAGGACCTGAGCAGGCTAGCTCATTGCTTAAATCTACAGAACTACCATCCATTTCGAATACTTTACTAATATCTACTGCCTCTAGTAAAGGTAGCATTTCATAGTATTGTTCTTCAGTAATGTCCTCAAAAGGTAACTGAGGATAGGCGGCAGCCCCGAAATAAGGTAGAACTGAAATACCGTTATAGTGATCACGATTATCCCACATCCATCGAGTTAGTAACTTCCACTGATTATCCATTACTGAGATAGTGCAAGATACATTATGTTGATTAATACCATCACGATGCCCCGGAGCAACCCAACGTACTGATACATCTTTAACTCGTTCTAGAAGTTCTAGCATATGCTCGCTGCGTACTTTAGCACCTGTGGGAGCAGCTTGAGGGAAGCTAAGAACTACTTGATGGGCAACATTAACATCCTGTTCTACTAGTCCAGGTGCTGCTTTCATCATGTATTGCGCTAGTGCTTCATCTTTACCAGCACGCATCCTGCGAATGTAATAAGGAGCGTGCCAAGCATGAATTCCAGAGCTAGTACCTAGAACTAGAGACGTAGTTCCTGCGGGTTTCACGCAGGTGGTTCGTGCGGCTGGGTTGATTCCAATTCGCTCGGCCATATCTGCATTCATAGTTTTTACATATTCTACAGCTTCACGCATATCAAGATTCTCTACTGTACCGCTAGCAATACCTGTCATAGATACTCCGATTAGAGCATCTTTCTCACAAGCAATACGCCACTTAGGATTCAGATAGTGGAAGTCAGTATAGCCTGCCTGTAGAGTACCTAAGAAAGCAGCAGCACCTGCAGCATGGTTGAAATCTTCCTGAGTATAGATTTCGCCAGCATTAATCTCTGTTAGATTACACATCTGGTAAGGCCGGAGAGCAATCTCGCAACAAGGATTAGTGCCCCAATCTTTGTTATTAGTCCAGTATACTCCAGGCTCCCCACAACCAGATTCTTCAATACGCTTCATTAGCTGAGTGAATTCAGCTTGTGTAACTTCATCCCGAGGAAGAACTGCTGAGTTATTACTACGAGCACGTGCAGGATGGTTAATATACCATTCACCTGCTTTACATGCTAGCATTTCTTCATCATCACGGTCGAATAAACTAATCATTGCTGCACGTCGAATACCGCCAGCTAATACTGCATCAGCAATAACGCAAGCCATATCATGAACTTCTAGCGGACGTAGTTTACGACCAATAGCTTTCCTAAGAATAACTTCTAGATTATTAATGCAAATACGTAGAGGTTCTGGACCTGGGGCTTGCCCACCAGTAGTGATTAGTTCTGCACCTTTTTCACGAATATCACGGTAGTCAAAGATCGGTAGAGTACCTGCGTTGAAGAATGCCTTACATACTACCTTAACTGCATCGCTCCATCCTACGATGCTGTCTTGCACCTGAAACTTGTATTCCTTATCAGACTCAGGAGTCTTGATTTTAGGCAATTTATTAACGTGTCGGGCTTGTACAGAGTATCCCATACCAGTTCCACCCAATAGAAGGAACATTAGCTCTGAGAAAAACCTGGTTGACTCTGCTGGTGCATACGCACAATTGAAGATGCGATTCTCGGCCATAAGGATAGGTCGCCCACCGAATTGTAGGCTGCGCATACTAGGTAGAACCTTTTTAGTATGCACAAAGTTCTTATACACCGTATCAATGTCTTCTGCAATACCGGGATACTTGGTCTTATGCATCTCTGCATTACGGTTGACTATTTCAGTCCAAGACTCTCGCCGGCCTGCATTATGATTGAAACGCGCGTACTTATTAAATACGGTAATATCTGCTAGTGCTAATTTATCATTCATTATTTAGTTCCTGTTGATCCGAATCCGTCAGCTCCACGCTCGGTATCTAACCAATCTGCGTCTGACATATTTACTAATTCTAGTGTTGGTAATGCAATAGGCATAATCACAATTTGCCCGATGCGATCATAGCGCTCGATAATATAATCCTGAGTGCTATAATTACATAAATTAATTTTTATATTTCCTCGATAAGATGAATCAATTACGCCCACGCAATTAGCCGGACTAACATTATGTTTCCCCATTCCGCTCCTTGCGAAAACAAGGCCAACGAAACCCTCCGGAATTTTGAAGGCTACTCCTGTATCAAAAAGTTTTGTCTCACCCGCAACTAGAATGTAAGGGATAGTTGAACGTAGATCTAAACCCGCATCAGTGGGATTAGCGCGGTTGGGTAGACATGCAATATCTGTTACTTTAGTTTGCAATTCCATTAAGATATTTCTCCAAAACATGGTTGACTTTTTTGCAATTTTCTGGGCCGATTGCCTCGTCGCAGAACTCCATCAAGTCCATTAATTTATAGTTCAGCATCAGATTTTCTGCACCGAACGCGTTTAGATTCTGAATATATTTATACTTACTAGTAATAGGTAGGTTTGCTGCAATATCATACGCAGTACCATATGCACGTACTAGATCCAAAGCTTTCTTAGGGCCCACACCAGGAACTCCAAGCACATTATCACCAGAATCACCTTGCAGGCATTTAATGCTAATATACTCTTCTCTAGTAAATTCATAATGTTCTGCCCAATTATCCACAGTGAATTCTTTACGCGTGACATAAGAGAATTGACTAACTCCCTCATCTACTAATAGATTCCAGTCACGATCTGAGCTAATCAACCATACCTGGTCAATCTCAAACTTCTTCTTATTCTTTACGATTAGAGCAGCAATATCATCAGCTTCTGTCTTATCGAAACGAAATACTGGAAAATGAGTTGACTCTTCGTAGGATTCCATAACTCGGTTGAATTCTTCGAAGAAAAGCTCGAACTCTTTCTGCTCCTCAGGGGTCTGTAAAGCATGCTTATCTTTACGATTTTGCTTGTACTCAGGGTAAATAGCTTTACGATAGCTACTAGAACCTGAATCACAAGTCATAACTACTTTACCCGCACCGTACGATTTACGCAGACTATCTACAGTGCGGATATAAGATTCTAGGAAATTTAGGTCTCCTGAATGTTTCCAGCGAAAGGCTAGATTAAGAGAATCTACGACCATTACAGTACGTGGGTTCAATTCTGTAATACTTGAGAATGTTTTAGCCATAGTATGTTTTATTTAAGAATAATTATTATAACAATAATGATAAAGAAAGTCAAGCTATGAATTTTGGTTTCTCATTTACAAGATAATCTTCTAGTAGAGATATAAAGAACTCGTGCTCGTCAATATGTATTAACATGTGCCTATAATCTGCGGAAGGTATTTCAGTAAAGGCTACAAATACTTTACTACGATCGTGTTTGAAGATCAAAATTGGCGCTTTATTAACCTGAATTCCCTGTCGTATGGCCTGCTTCCACCATTCGATAAGCTGAGGATTCTTATTAGTTAATAGACCACTATTGATATGATCGTCCTTATAGTGCTTAACTTCTACACAATAGAGATTCTTCTCGTTGGGAACATATAAATCTCCTTTCAATCCGTGTTTCTCATTAAGAGCACCCGAACCTGGAGTACGTTCCCAATTCAATCCTGTAGCTTTTCTTAGCACATCTCTAATAACTGACTCTGCTCTAGCTCCTTTATCCCTACTATCTACCATTATTCAATCCTTGATATATTCTTAGTTTTAATTACCTGAATCTTCTCTAATAGGGGATGGCTAAAACCATGACTTATTACAAATGTATTTAAGTGTTCTTCTGCTAGCAATACTTCTACTAACTTCTCTTTGCCTTCTGTGTCTAAATTCTCGATGGTTTCATCTAGGATCAGTAGATTGATTCTACTATTACTAAGAGACTGCATAAGTTTGCGAATCCCCAGCAATGCTGCTGCATTTACGCGCGCACGCTCTCCACCACTAAGTGC